CTGTTAACAAAGCACTATATGCAAGAGTAAAAGCTGAAGCCAAACGTAAGTTTGCTGTTTATCCTTCTGCCTACGCAAATGCTTGGTTAGTCCGAGAATATAAAAAGCGTGGTGGAACTTACAGAGTAGGAAAGAAGAAAAGTGCCACAAAAAAGAAAAAGTAAACCTACAACAAAAACCAGAGGTGGTTTAGACCGTTGGTTTAAGGAAAACTGGGTTGATGTTAAAACTGGTAAACCTTGCGGTCGTCAAAAAGGGGAGAAAAGAGGATATCCTGCCTGTCGTCCAAGTAAACGTGTATCAAGTAAGACACCTAAGACTGTAGGGGAGATGACGAAAAGTGAGAAAGAGAGGTTTAAACGTGAAAAAACTGGTAAAAAGAAGATAACCTATCAACATAGGCGTAAGAAAACTACTAAATCAAAGAAAAAATGACTGAAATCACACCAGAAATGCTTGACATTATTGAAAAAGTTAAAGGAAAGCGAAATCCTGCTCTTTGGGATCCCAGATGTGAACAATATATGCGAAATAGCAAGAAAGATACTGTAAAAAAGTCAACAACAAGTTAAACTAATCTTAAATACTCTTTTTTCTTAGGACAATGGCATTTTTTCGAGGCGAAGAAGGTTCTGTTAAATTTAAAAACGGATCTGGAACAACAGAAGCAGTAGTATCAACAACAGGTTGGTCATTAGACATATCAAAAGACACATTAGATGTAACTGCTCATGGAGCAACATCAAGAGCTTTTGTAGGTGGCCTTATTTCTGGATCGGGAACTATTGATTTTCTCTATACAGCAGCCAGTGGCGATGAAACAGCAAATCTACTCGCTGATGTATTAACAGCAGAAGATCCAGCAGATGCACAGTTTGAATTATTCTTAGATACTTCTGGTACTAAAAAAGTAAGTTTTTCTGGAATTGTATCAGGCACAACATTAAGTGCTCAAACAGGTGATCTTGAAACTGTCAGTGTAAGCTTTATTACTTCTGGTGCTATTACCAATGCTGCATAATGCCTTTAAAGTCCTACTCAAAGAAGCAACGTAAACTTGCTGCGGTTGCTCCACCGAGAGATAAGATCACGGCTGCTGATCTAAAAAAGCTTAATGCTAAAAAGAAAAAAAGCAAAAAGAAATGAAACTCACTACTCGTCAAAAGAATAAGTTAAAAGAGCACTCAGAGCACCATAGTAATAAACACATGGAGTTTATGAAAAGACGTATGAGAGCAGGAGATACTTTTACCCAAGCACATAAAAAGGCACAAGCTAAAGTAGGAAAGTAATGCCACGCAAGAAAGGAGTCAGTTTATCAGTCGGGAGAGGGGAAAAGTCCAAAAAGGGAGGACTGACTGCTAAAGGACGAGCAAAATATAATAGAGCTACAGGCAGTAATTTAAAAGCACCAGTTACTAAGAAAAAAAATTTAACACCTAAAGAAAAAGCAAGAAGAAAGAGTTTTTGTGCAAGAATGAAGGGAGTTAAAGGTCCGTTAAAAGATAGTAAAGGCAGACCTACAAGAAAAGCATTAGCATTAAGGAGATGGAGGTGCTGACATGACTTACTCTTTACCTGGAATGTTTAGAACAAGTATCACCTCCACTAGTTACTTAGGTGGTACAGATAGTCCTTTCACTCGTAATCGTGCCGTATTAGATATGGTTAAGGGTTGGGAAATAATGAAGGCTGTTACTGAAGGTACGGAATATCTCCGTGACAATAGTGAAGCATTTCTACCATTAGAACCAAGAGAAGATTATGACGCTTATCTTGCAAGAGTTAATAGATCAGTATTCAGTCCTTTTACTCAAAGATTAATAAGAGCAGCTACAGGTCTTGTCCTTCGTAAACCAATAACACTAACAGGTGATCCTTATTGGACAGATATGTTTAAAATGGATGTTGATGGTTGCAAGTCAGATTTAGATGAATATGCAAGAAGAGTATTGATGTGTTCATTAACTTATGGTCAAAGTCATATCCTTGTTGATTATCCTGCACCTTCTGGTGCGGTTAGTCTTGCAGAAGAACGTCAACAGAATCGTAGGCCATATTGGATTGAAATAGATCCTACAAATATTTATGGTTGGAGATTAGATAGAGAATCTAATTATGGAAATCTTATACAGGTAAGAATTGCAGAAAAAGCTGTATTACCTGATGGCGATTTTGGCGAAAAGATATACGATCAAATGAGAGTTATAGAACCTGGGAGGTATCGTGTTTTTAGGAAGAAGGAAACAGTCGAAGACATGTACGAAGAGAATGACGGTGCTTATTCTGGGAATATGTCTAGTCCAGCAGGTGAAAAGGATTTTGAATTGTCCGAATCAGGCCAATTTTCTTTGGGCGAGATACCTTTGGTCACTGTTTACTCAGGTAAGGTTGACAACATGACAAGTAAACCACCATTACTTGATATTGCATATTTAAATCTTGCACATTTCCAGAGACAGGCTGATTTAATTCATAGTTTGCATGTTGCATCTCAACCAATGCTTGTAATGGAAGGTTATGACGACCAGACTAAAGATTTAGCAATATCTGTTAATTATGCGATGGCAACTCAACCTGGCAATAAAGTTTATTATGTAGAACCAGCAAGTAGTGCTTTTGATGCTCAATCTGCTGAAATTAAGGAATTACAGATGCAAATGGCTACATTAGGTATAAGTACTTTGTCTCAACAGAAGTTTGTAGCGGAATCTGCTGATGCAAGGAGGTTAGATAGAGTAGATACTAACTCTATGCTTGCTATGGTTTCTATGGAATTAGAGCAGAAATTACAGAAAGCATTTAATTTATCTGCTGATTATGTAGGTATCGAACCACCAGAAGTAAAGATTAGTAGAGACTTTGATATTGAAAGATTGATAGGACAGGATATTACAGCATTAACTTCCTTGTTTGACCAACAGGTAATAGATAGAGATGAATTTAGAGATATTTTGGTGCAGGGTGAAGTGCTACCAACGGCTAATGAGGCCAAATCTGAATAGTTTGTTAGAATTAAAAACAAATACATAAAATGTATGTCTAAACACATTGATTATGTTCAGCAACCTGACGGAACATACAAATGGGAATTAGCAGAAATCCCTGCGGTAAAATCAACTCCTCCTGTAAAGGAAGAGAAGAAAAAACCTGCTGCAAAGAAAACTACTACTACAACTACTACTACAACAAAAGAATAATTTATGGCAATCGAAGAAAAAGTAATTCAGCCTGAGTCCGTGACCAGTACTGAACAGCCCGTGGCTGACACTCCTTCACAACCACAAACACCAAATCTTGATACTGTTAAAAAGCAATATGAAGATCAAATTGCAAATATGCAAAAAGATTTTGCACAACAGTTAGCTGAAAAAGAAGAAGATCGTTTAGGTACAAAAAGAAAGCTAAATGAAGTTTATCAAAAGAAAAAAGAGGAAGAAGAACAAGTTTTAGAAAATCAAGGACAATATAAAACTTTGTGGGAAGAAGCAAAAAAGACGAACCAAGAAATGCAGCAAAAGATAAATACTTTGCAGCAAGAAAATGAAAGCATTAAAACTTCAAATGAAGTTGCATCTACGAAGCAAACAGCATTAGCAGCTATCAGTAATCTTGGAGCGATTAATGCAGAACAAACCTTGTCATTGTTACAGGGCAAGTTACAAAAAAATGCTGAAGGTAAAGTAGTTGTTCTTGAAGGAGGAATAGAACACGATTTAAATACTCATCTTGCAACTCTTAAGAATCCTGGTAGTGGTTGGGAGCATCATTTTAAGGCTAGTGCTGCTGCTGGAATGGGTGCCAAGCCAAGTCCTGTATCAAATGTATCAGGTGGTGCAGTTAATCCTTGGAAGACTGGCAATTTAACGCAACAGATTATAATGGAGAATGAAGACCCAGATCTCGCAGCCGTGCTGAAGAGAGAGGCTCAACAAAAATAGTTAGTTTCCGTGAAACTAATGTCCCTTTTCCGTGATTAGGGTATCGCAAAAGTTAAAAGGTAAATCTGAATGGCTGCTCCGTTTCAGAATTATTCGGGCGGTGTCCTTCTTGCGGACATCGTAAAGAGAAATAATCTCAGCACATACGTTTCCGA